ATCCGGCGATACGGGAGCAACGGGGGTGGGGCGAGTGTTCTCTAGATGCTCCGCATCTTCGTCCAAACACGTGTTGCAAAGGCCGTTCGCATTGCGAGGTACAGAACCGCAGCGAACACACGACCCATCAGAGGGGAAGTCATCCTCGTTGGATAAACTGCAATTCCATTTTTCAATTATGCTGCCATCAGCCGATCCATCGCAAAAGCCAAGCATAGGGCAATCTGTAGGATCAGCATGGATGATGGCATCCGCATCGCCTTCGGAAGGCCATAAAGCACTACGTAACATCATGGTTTTACTGCAAAACGGGCAATGCTTCAGTTCACTCGCCATGACGGTCGCCTCCTATTGAGTAATAATGATCCATCCCCGGCGACGGTCCACAAGCAGCAGCTATCGCTCGCAGCGCTTCCGCCTTAAGCTTTTCATGCTCCCAAGATGGATGGGGTTCGATAAACTTCCGTGCTGCCAAGGTTGCCGTGATGTAGCGATCCATCATAGCCGCTTCTTTTCGGTTTAAGCTCATGATCCCGCCACCTCCTTAGAAGGTGCAGATGGGAGAGTTTCGAAGCGACCGTCTTCAAACTCTTCACGCGGACGAACCCAAAGAGAACCGTCATCGACGCTGCGATAGATGGCGACCGAATGAAGATCAACAGATACGCTTCCTGTCGCGGTCTCTTCCATTGGCTCGTGCCAACTATCAGTCTGCATCCTACCAAGGCCGATCAGCGAATAATGAGTGCCACGCTTCTTATGCCGGTGTGTTGGCAGCCACCCATCCCCCTCGACCTTACCGGCGTCGGAAATATGGTCCGGGGAGGATAGGGCGCGGATGGCGTCCTCTATCTTGGCTAGTGCCTTCTGAGCCTCAAACGCTTGTGCGCTATCACCCTCGTAGCAGTATATCATCGCCCGGATCGTGGCGAACTCTTCCTCCAACCCAAGCTCACGCGCTGCAGATGGCTCAAGAGCGGAGAGGATGCGAGCCTCATAATCAGCCTGTGCGGCGGCTTTGGCGGCTTCGAGAGATTTGCAAGCCTTTGATATTCCGGAAAGCCCATCATTACCGACGTAGTAAGTTACCCTCCATGTTTCTCTATCGTTCCAGTCTCTGTGAATGGAATAATGTTCATTAAAAGGGCCATCTACGTCTTTGAGAGGGTGAACCGTATGCATGAGTGGTCCAGCAACGGCATAGAACTCCGTTTCCAGAAAGCCGGTTTGACCTGTAGCTACCCACTCCAGCTTCTTCACAGCCCCTTGCACGTGGAGGAAGGGGAGAGCAGCGATGAGGGCGCGGTGAACGTCATTCGTAAAGTCCCCAGTGCTGTTCATCAGTTCTTTTTCAGCCGCCTTCACGGCTTCTTCCGGTATTTTACCCATTATATTTCTCCACTTCTTCCTGTGCCTGCATCATATCATATGGATAGTTAACAAGTCTCATCCACATGTTATAGGGCAGTTCGTTCCCGGTTGCTGCAAACCATGCATTAACAGGTTCTTTTCGGTCCATCTCCACATCAACCATTATGTGCCCGAGAGACTTTGCTATGATTGAAACTGTTGTCATGTTTTCTCCACATAATCACAATTACATGTTTAGAAATGAGTGTCAACCGACAATATGCGGTCTATCTCATTCTCAAGCTCAACCCTTAAATACCAAGGGAACTCACGACTATTCCATCGACCTGATTTAACCAGTGATAGTGCTTTCTGCCGTACCATGTGCATCACATGGTCTTTCGTAGCATCCGAAACGTCCACCAGGAATAGATTTCCCGCGAGAACGTCTTCGTAGTCTCTGGTAGAGTACATCTTGCTGCGCATAGTGTTCTATTTCCAGCTGTGCTAGGAGGTCGATAATATTTACTGGTAGCAAATTTCAACCCCTATAGCCAAAGCAAGCGCGTGCTCTGCCCTTGCGCCAACGCTTTTCTCCCAACCTTTCAGCATGTAAATTTCGTCAGCCTGGGTACATATAAAATCGCAATATTCTTTGAATGCTGTCTTTGTTGGGAACTCATTCAAAGGTCCATCATATAAAAAATCCCTGGCAGGGTTGTAAACTTCAAGACCGATTTGCTCCAGTATTTCTGTAGCCTTATTAAATGCTGGGTAGTTGTATTCTTGTAAACCAGTCATTGGTCCGCTTACATAAACTTTTCTTTTCAAAATTCCATTCCCTCTTGTTTAGGCTCACTAACAGGAGCATTAACGAAAATATCAGGCTGGTCGTAAGCCTCTTGAATGCGCTTACAAGCTATATCGAAATAATCCTCGTCCAGTTCGATTCCGATGAATGAGCGACCCTCTTTAACGCAGGCTACACCCGTCGTTCCGCTGCCCATGAAGGGGTCAAGGATGAGTTTTGAGTCTTTCAGGAAGGATAGGCACCACTGCATTAGTTGAACGGGCTTTTGGGTTGGGTGATTAGCGCCGTCTTTTTTAATAGCACTGCGATTTTTTACATACACCCTTGAGGGCATATTTATAGAACAGTACGCAAGCTCATTGTCGCTCATCGTTAACCCGTGCTGCCCCTTATCCCAACTTAACCACCCTCGACCAACCTTTTCTATTTTGTCTTGGAAATAATTACCTCCCCATATAACCTGTTCATCCGATATAGAAAAAATCGTGTCAAAGACTAATTTATCAGGTGTTTTATTGTCCCATCCTTTAAAATCATATCCTTTGCGATCTGATTTTTTACCTTTAATATTCTCTTTCTGCCCGTCAATACCAATACCATAAGGCGGATCAGTCACCACTGCATCTACTCGTCCTAAATGTGGCATTACATCCATGCAATCCGCCAAATACAGAGTACAGTCCCCGATAACTTCTTTACGTTTGTATTTCATAATACTTCTCCACATATGTTTCAAAAGCCTGCCACGCCGCCTTAGCCCCCAGAGCGACGCAAACGAACGCACCTGCATTCTGCGCGGCTGTAAGGTATTCAATCTGGCCGTCTTGCCATTTGCTAAGTTGCGGATTGGCTCTTTTTATCTCACAAAGAAATGACGGGTTTCCGGGCACGATACAATCTGGAGCGCCTTTCGTCATGCCCTCAGCCTTATGTTTTGCCATAGACGAAAACTGTCCTTTTGAAACCAGTCCCTCATTGCGCGGGTGGAATACAATCTTCCCGAACGTATCAGGATATACACGCCTAATCTGGTTTACCAGGCTCATCTGCTCGACCGTCTCCAATGGGCATTTGCCGCGAAAGGTTGGGTCGCCGAATAGAGGTATGTGTGGGGGGAAATTCATGATGACGTACCCTTTATTTTTTTGATACCTTCAATCATGCATGATTCACATATGTAATGAACATACTCTCCACTATTTACATCCATACATAAAACAGCTTCTACGTCATTCCTACATTCATCGCAAATTAATTGAGTCCATGAAGAATTTCCTATTATTTTATCGACATCACTCTTTGTAAAATTCTCTGCAAGTTTTAATAACTTCTCTTTTATAATCATTTTATCTGAATGTATCCAATGTGGAGCGCTATATTGCTCAGCCCACCTATTAGGAGCATTAGATATGACGTCATCACGTTTAATAATGTCACTCATGCCGCTATTCCTCTCACTGGTTCTTCATCCTTTGGTTGATTATACCCAAGGATGGCAAAGAATTTACTATCTGTCTTGCGATAAGATATTGTCTCAGGCTTAACATTGCCGTTGTCAGTAGTCAACATGAAATTGTTGTATTCGGCTTGTTGCTTTGGTGTGCGCCCATCAACCATAAAGTAAGTTGTGAAAGCACGATATGGCGTAACCCAATCCACACGCAAAATAGCATTGCCAGCTTGCGAAACGCTTCTTTTAACATCCATCGATATAACCTCATCACATTGCGGTAAATGAGGGTCTTTCTTGTGGGCTTTAAACTCCCCCACGAGCCGTTCATTGGGGTCTACAAGTTCCGCCTTGCACACATAGCAATATCGCGCAGCTATGTCGTTTTTCTCCCCACACGCTGGGCAATCCTTCCCGCTCCATCTGTAGCCGCATCTCTCCACCCTGCCATCGCCAACAGGAACATAGCCAAAGCACCGCCTTCCATAATGCCCAGACAATGGTCCGTATTCTGTCATGATCTGGTTGCCAAACACATCCAGGCAATACCCATTCTCATCTTTCTCATGATCGGCATAGTCTGGGATGCAGGAAAATTCGTTCTCATAGCCGCAATCAGGGCATTTTGCCTTTATCGGGATGGATTCGCCTTTTTCTTTCTTAGCCCTGATGATCGGGTTGTATATGTCCCCGTCAGGAAAGTGATTATCAATGTTGGAAGCGTAATCCAGAAGAATCGAATACTCTTTACCGTCATGTAATCTCCACGCTCTCCCCAAAATCTGTGTCAGCAGCGCACTAGATTCAGTCTGCCTCAACAATGCGATGACTTGAGTATGAGGGGCATCAAACCCCGTGGTCAAAGTACCAACTGACGCAAGATAACGTATTGAGCCATTCTTGTACTTATCGATAATGTGGTTTCGCTCACCCTTTTGGGTATCGCCGGTAACCATGGCAGAGATTGCAGGCGGAAGAGAAGCCATAATCTCCTGTGCATGTTTTACCGTTGCAGCGAACAGCATGACACCACCTGGGTAGGGACGGCTTTGCTCAATTACATCCGCAACAATAGCTGCCGTCTTTCGACCCTGCCCCACAAACGCTTTATCAACGTCATGTGCATCGTATTGGCCCATCCTGTTTAAGTGAAGCCCAGAGGTGTCGTATCTGCTGGCGTTGATCGCGCCAATGCGCATAGGAGTGATATACCCTGCGTCTAGCATCTCCTTTGCAGATACTCGATGGACTAGTTTGTGGAAATATGGATTACGGGTCTGGTCATCAGTGATAGTACGTCCGGTTTCATCAATGCGATAAATGTACCCATCGCCAAGCCTATAAGGCGTCCCCGAAAAACCAATAACCCGTAACATTGGGTTGCTTTTACGCATCTCATCAATGATGAACTTGATAGTTGGAGTGATGCCGTGGCACTCGTCTATAACTACCCCCGCGTATCCATTGGCGAATTTTGATGTAGCGTTCTTCACCGTCAAAGGAGAACCAAACACCACCTTATGACGCGTTGACTTACTTCCTGCGCTTGCGGAGAATATAGAGCATGGTTCACCTGTTAAACGATATTTTGCTGCGTTCTGCTCTATAAGCTCTTTTGATGGAGCCAGACACAGAACACGCTTGCCTTTGCTAACACTATGCAGGAAGTCGGCGATCGCGGCTATAAGGTAACTTTTACCGGCTGCGGGAGCTGCGTCAATGACGCAAGGCTCCACTGATTGTCGTAGGTATTCAACCAGCTTGTCATGGCAGGTTTGTTGGTAGGGGCGGAGGGAGAAGGTCATGTATCACCATCCTAGGTGACGAAGATACATAGCGATGAACATACCAGAGCCTCCCAACAATATCCAAATTAATTGATATGGACCTGATTTGTTTTCATTTGGCATTTTCCATATGCCGCAAAGTACAACAAAAAAAGATATTACAAATAAAGCAACATCCATCTCACCACCCCACACTTAAAAACCGCTCATGAATCTCACGAACAATACGAACGTCATCAGCACAGTATTCCGCAATCTCATCATGCAGACATTGCTGCCACATGTAATGAACCTGCTTGCCGGTCGTTTCGCCCTTGCCTTTAATGCCAAGATTGCGCGCTAGATTATCCAAAGAGATAAACTCTTTGCCATTACCAAACGCTGTCATAGTGTCGAACACCTTATTATCCCACGGCTTTAAACTCCGCGGCCAAATGTGCTCAGGCGGTAGTTTGACACCAAGGACAAGAGCGCGTTTAGTCAGGAATGGGATGTCAAAGCCGATGATGTTGTGGCCGACTAGTGTAGATTCCTGCATTTGGTTGAAGAAATCTTGCAGCATAACCTTTTCTGAACCAACATCACCTATTGCCCATTTCTCATCATTCGCCACAATACAAGCAACATGCCCCTTCCAGCCGTCTAGGGCCGTCTTTTCCCATGCTTCTTGCGCGTTTTCTTCTATGTATTGCGCAATGGTGTCTGGGTTCTTATAATTTGCAGGGATCTTGATTGATTCCTTAGCTCTTTCCAAGGCTCCTTCTGATTGGTCTGGGATGGTTTCTATGTCGAAATATATGTAGGTCATTTCCCATTCTCCGCCAACGCTTCTGCAAGCTGATTAAATAGATGGGCGGCTTCACGTAGTTCATCAGCATCCATACCGACAATCGGGACAGACGTTCCAACGGAAGCCGGGGCGAAATCCAGTGTTACTCTGTTCTTCATATATGTTCCCGTCACCTCAAAACGACCATAAACCCCCGGCACAATCTCACGGCGCGTTACGGTGCGGATGGGGCCAATGCGCTCCAAGTCGATTTCTTTTTCAAGGCAAATCCCATATTCTCCATGTGTATCAACACTAACCATTCCATGGCCTTCAATACTCACCACTGTCCCAATATCGCCGTAGGAACCCTCAGTAAGATACCGTACCCTGTCGCCTACATTAAATTTACTCATCTTTCTATCCACTTCCTCAGCGCTCACCAACAGCGTAAACGGCTTCCATTCATACGTTCCCGTTGCGCCCTCCTTTTAGGGCGACCGAAGCCGCCCTTTTGTTTAATCAGGAATTAAAATGGCACGAAGTCGTCAATGTCCTTGCTAAGTTGGCTAGAAATAGATGTCTCTTTAGCCTTAGCCGCCTGCGCCTGTACATCCTCCTTGGTAACTTCCGTTACCGGATCATTCTTGGGGCCAACGTAGTAAACCCAATTGCCCTTTGGCTTCTTGGTTTCTGCATCATCCCAAGTATTCAGGCCGATCACCATAGGCTTATTATTCAGCGCCAGAGCAAGGCTTTCATCCGTAGGTTCTACGCCTGCCTGAGCAAGCTTTCCTCCTGCATTGGCATCAATAGCCGCCAACATCTTAAGAGCCTTGTCTTTCTTGGCCTTTGCCTTTGCAGGGTCTTTCTGCATGGGGTCATAGTCAAAGCACCAAACCTTCTGAAAAATCTTACGCTTGTTGTAGACTTCTGGTTTGATGATACCCCACTTGATTTCAACGTATTGCTCTACGCTGTCTTTAACGGTGGCAATCTTCACATTCTCGATAATAGCAAGCACCTTAGTGCCCGCTGGGATTGGCAGAATATCACCACCGCCTTCAACCTCGAAGCTGGTAGTGGTATTTGCAATGGCGCTTTCACCCGTTGATGTATTCCAGAATGACATGTTTAGTTCTCCTTATTAAATGTAATCTTGTAGGGGATTAACACCCATCTGCACAACAATATCGTCCTTAATCCCTAGACGATTCTTGCTAACGAAGGCAGGGTGCAGAGTAGTGGTTAGAATAATATCACCAGTGGTAATAGCTTTCTTGCGTTCGTCTTCTTCACCACGGAGGATGGTTGCTTGACGAAGGAATCCTACCACGTCAACATCGTCAACATATGACTTCATTGACTCGCGATGAAGACGCAGAGAATACTTTGAATATGGTTCACTATCTGGCGGATCAATCCGTTCAATGTCGGCATGACCGATGAAAACAACGTGCATACCACGCACAGAACGAAGGTATTCAGCGGCCTTGCGAAGCTTGGCATGTTGAGCTGCAACCGCTGCACGTCCTGCTCCCCACCCTCCAAGGGCCTGAGCTATTCCTCTAGCTTTTGGATCGCTATCAAGAACATCCTTGATGAACATGCCCTCCATACCTGTCGCGCTGTCAACGATCAACGTCTTAAAATCGTGTTCATCTTTGCAGAGTGCTGTTAGCTGTTCCCATAGCTTGGCAGGGCTATCTGTAATCCCCAATGATGCGGCCTTATTAGGTGCATCACGCGGCACAGCTTCACCCTGAGTACGGATCATATAAGGCTTAGGGAATGTAAGCGCTGTTGATGTTTTACCAGTGCCTGGCGTGCCGAACAGCGTCACAATCAACGCCTGCTCGCCACCGTCATTTGTTGCGTTTTGTAGAATGCTCATTTATTTGCCTTTCTTCAATTTCCGTATTGCATTTAGCATCACTCAATTGTATAAGTCAACATAGATTTTCAACAAAAGGGAAAAATATGAAATACCTCACAGGACCGGAGCTTCAGGAATATCTACGTAACCTTCCTTATGGTGGCTTGCATAAAATGGCAAAGGAAACAGGGATGATTTACCAGTCTCTCAGCCGCATTAAGGTAGGGAAAACCATCAACCCCACATGGGAAACCATTAAAAAGGTTAGTGAGTATAAGGCATCGCAGGAGGAATTGAAATGAGTGAGTGGAAGACGATTGATAGTGCGCCGAAGAACGAAAGTGTCCTCCTATGTGTAGGAGGGAAGATCGTCGTGGGTCATTGGAAACTTATGTGGCAGCAATGGCAGGCTGAATACTCGCACGACGATATGGGGTCGTTGCCTAGTCCCACCCACTGGATGCCATTACCTAATCCTCCGGTGACGCCATGACAGAAACCCTAATAACCGCGAATCTAATTCTGACGTTTATTAACCTATGTATATTAATGCGCCTTTAACATTAACGCCCCGGTTTTTACACCGGGGCTTTTTGCATATATGGGTGGGTTTTATATACTTTGTCCTTCACTAAGCATCACCTCCTTCCAGGTTATCTCACATAATACCTTTTCAAAATTTCAAGATTCTTTTTATTGGTATCTTCTTCCACACAAATATCACCACGTGCCACCATATGAGCCAGTGCCTTTTCTACTTCATCTTTCCCGTATTTTGATATATTTGATCTTGCTGCAATCCACGCAAATGTTTGCCCGGGCTTGTTTTTTACTGCCTTGTATATAGATGCCAGAAGCTTGTCCGCCTTCGAGAATGATTTATCCTCAATGGTGATTGCGCTTACCTTTTCTTCAGCATCGCGCATAGAAGCGGCCATTGCCCATTTTACATGCTCAACAGTTATCAATCCATCTGGTATGCCAAGGATAAGAGCAATCTTAATCGCCTTCTCGCACACACGTCTGTAAAGACCAGAGAATGGCTCTAAGCCCATCTCAATCTTGCTCTGGTTATAATCAACAGTCCAATTGATACACCGTTCAATAAGTTCCTCTGCCTCTGGCTCTATATCAACCAACCGCAACGGCCCTCGACGCTCAATCCTATCAAACTCTTCACTGCTATCCACGCCAGATAGGGCAAGAATCTTCATTTTCATGCCATATGGCATATCTTCTTTGGTAAACCCTGGGTTTGGATAAGGGTTAATATCAGGCTCGACACACATAACCGTACGGCCAAGGAACCCGCTTTCCGCGTTATCAATGACCATCATGCGTGATAGCTGTGTAGGAGTGGTAAACCCAATCAAAGACAAGAATGGCTCAACAAGTCTATCGGCTGTCTTCAAGCGCTCTTTCAGGCTATCAACCATCTTTTGAGAATGCTCTTTATCCTCATTTTCCTCGACCTTCTGCGCGAAGTAAGCCAGCTTATCGCGCATCATCTTTTGCAGTTCGCGCTTGTCATCGCCGCCCACAATATGGAAAGATTCAGACTTGGTGTAAACGCTCATGAATGTTTCAATAACGCCCTCAAGGTGAGACGCGCCGGATCGAGAAGCGTTGCTAATCTTGGCAAGATGCGCTCCAACTTCATCAATGGTGTATATTGCCGCCTGATGATGTATTAGATTTTGATACATTTCACGTTCAGACTTAATCTTTCCGTGATTGGCCTCAGACATCCCAGCGAGGATTATGATCTTATTAACGGCCTCCAGCACAGCATCTTTGCCAGTACCAGAACCGGCCACACAGAATATGGCAAGATTCGCCCTTGTCCGGCTGGTGTCGTTCGCGGCGTAGTTAAGACCCGCAATGTTGCCAATAGCGTATAGAGAGGCCATTGCGGACAGGTTTAAGCGAGGATAACGGCACTGTTTGTTAATCCACCGTGTCACCTCCCCGCAGAAGCCGGGGGGCATTGTCAGGTCGATTGTTGAGATATCTACAGGGCAACCCTTGATAGGGTTTTTCACATCTTTAATATCTTCTTTGGTAACTCCCTGAGTGACAGGATTACCAGTGACGGCCTTCGCAAACCATCCTTGAAGCTCGACTTCCTCAAATGATACCTTCTCTGTCCATCCGCCATCCTTCGCCATTTTAATCAATGTGCCAATGGTTACAGGATTTGATGACTTGCCGAATGAGTGCCAACGGGCGTCAATGGCTTCTGAATTGTATTTAGCGCTACGCTTGCTCCATTCATCCCACAGCGCTACACCGTTGCCGTGAGTGGCGTCATGGATAGCCATACCGATCTTTACCCAATCGGAATAATCATCGTAACAATCAATATGCTCCAGCATATCTGCAATCACGCTGTCAGATATGTCTATCGTGCTGCCCTCATATTCAATCTTTCGCCTTTCCTCCCGCTTTAGAAACTCAACAAGAGCGGCTGGCGCATGGTCTATGTCATCCACAGAACCAGACAGGACGTTATATTTGCGACCAGACTTATGAGGCGATCCAGGGCCTACAACGAAGCCGGTATGCTTGAAATCAATACCCTTATAGTCTTTATGCGTCTGGACCGTTTTAACGTCTGCTGGCAAGGAAAAATAAAGGTGTTTGGACCCACCACCAGAACCTGTCTCAACGATAAGGCCAGCGGATGCAATATCAGGGAATTTCTCCAATAGTGCTGCATATGAAGCCAGGCCACCGTTCTTCGCGTCCACGTCAATTACCAATAGATTGTTGCACAGAACGCCATATCCGCGCCCCATGCTGTCAACCATCATGGACATGTTTTCAATCTGGTCATCATCCCATTGCGGGGTATTCTGCCAGTTGGAAGCTACAGGATGCTTGCCTATTGCCGTACATTTTGGATTGCCGCAACCACAATAATTGCCATCAATGCTTTCCAGCATGAAAACACGATGATTGTTCTCAGCAAAGGCTTGTATATGTGTGTTGGTCATGATAGATTATCCATGTTCTGGCGCTTTTGCCTTTCTTCGTCGGAACCCACAAGCCGCTCCGGGTGTCCTCCACCGCCTGTTGAGCGGCTTTTTTTATGCAATACGCCAGCAGAAATACTCACCGTCTTGTTTGCGCACGGTAAACTTTTTGTTGTTTCGAACAGCATAAGATGCTGCACAGCTTCTTACATTGCCCGGATTCTCTAATCCCAAACTAAAACAGTCTCCAATCTGCATATCCCTGAATGGGTATTTGGGTGGCTTACCTGGACCATATTGTTTTGATCCATCAAGTGGACGCCGACTTATTTCGAAACTCATTTCAACGCTCCATTTTTGTCATACGAGCCTAGCATAGTACGAATTAAAATGAAGTCAAATATTTTTCCATTTTGTGCAACCCGACACAATGTTTACAACCAACAGTTGATCCCAAAGATCCCTATAAATCCCATGCTTTTGGGATCAAGTAAGTTGTTGAAATTATTGAGGAATCTTCAATTATCCCTAAATCCCTAGAAATTCGGTATAAGAGTAATATAGAGACCCTAAATTGAGGATAGGATAAAAAACTATTTATCTTTATATATCATATACTTAGCTATCTTGCTACATTTAATTGTAGCAATTATATGACTTATACCAACTGTTACCCACTCTCCCCTTATACAAAAAAGCCGGGATCAAGGGATATTCGGGATAATGCTTTAAATTCAATTACTTAGTCGATCCCAATTTCTGGGATCTTTGGGATCAATGATTTTGGGGCATTTTTCGTATCAGGTTGTATCTTTCTTACAATTATGTGTTGACACGATGCGAAAGGTGTGGGATGGTGGGTTATCGAAACAACGAAGTGGAGAAAATTAAATGATGACACCGAGAGTAAGCCAAGCTGATATTTTTGGATTGAGAAAAACAATCGATGGCCTGATGATGGACCTCGATATTGTTGAGGAAGGAATGGAAATGACAAAGAACGATATGTGGGTCTGCATCATGGCAGGCGTAATGTTAGCACTGGCATTTGCAGTGCCGTTTGTAATTCTGGCTGTGGGGGTGGTGTGATGATCAACGCTAAAATTATCCTGGCATCTGCCGCCTTGTTCGCAGCCCCAGCATCCGCACAAGCCATAGAGCCGGTGGACGCACTAACTGGAATTATCCGTATGGAAGTGGCAAGACAGTATTGTGGGTTGCCTTTACCGGAGGATGCATTGCGTGAATTGGTTGGTGTAGTAGCGCCCTATGTCAAGAAAACGCCACAGGAGTTCACTGAGAGCGTTCGTCGTGCTGCTGGGGAGTTGGGCGCTAATTACGCTAGAAACGGCTCCTTGCCCGGTTTCTGTGCGAATGTGGGTAAAATTTATGGGATGTATGGGAAATGAGTGATCAGACAATTGTTATTTTGGCAGTGTTTGCCATGTGGTGTTTTCTTGTTTGGAGGCTGACATGACATACGATCCAAACGCGTCACGCAAAGGCGGGTCAAGGAAACATCTAGTGGAAGTTCTCATTCGTGAGGTTGAAGCGCATAAGCATGGGAAGCACTCGGCGGAGTGCATGGGGGAGCTTATCCTTGCTGTTAGGAAGTATCAGAAGGAAATGGGCAAATGAACTGGTTCGTAGCTTATCCTTTGTGTGTAGCTTCTGCTGGGTTGATTGTGTCTATTGTTAGTTCGTTCGAGGACGGCGCAACTCCAATGGTAGTATTCGGAATTGGAATATCTGTAATATTTTCCGTATTCGCTATGGCTGCTATGGAGATGTTTAAATGATAGCCTTCATCGTATATCTAATCGTTGCCACGATTGCAGCTCCGTTCGTTATGTGGTGCTTGAGATGACATTTGTTTGGACGCAGGAAGTAATTGATCATGCTTCAAAGCTATGGAAAGATGGCAGGTCTGCAAGGGAGATTGCGGAAGAGATTGGTGTGACACGGAACTCAGTCCTTTCGATCATGCATCGTTATCGTGAACTGTTCCCGAAACTTGGTATTACGTCACGGCAGGCTATCGAGCGTGGATTGATCGATAAGGCGGTTGCGCTTTGGAATGAAGGCGCATCAGTCAAGATTATTGCATTGGAGACAGGACTAACGCCTGGTCAGGTATCAGGTCTTACAAAACGAAAGCGCGAGTTATTCAAAAAAAGGGACCTTAAGAAAAGGGATTTGACACTTCACCGGGTTAATCGTTCGATGAAGGCGAAGAAATCTCCACGGAAAGACAAGGTTGATCGCTTGTCGAAATTCAATCCAAATGCCGGACCGAAAGAGGCAAAATATGAAGACCCGGCTCTGGATGAGTTCGAGATGTCTCGCTTGCCGGGGGTATCTTTGGTTGATAACGATGGATGCATGTACCCGCTAACGGCAGAAGGCCCGCATTTATTCTGTGGACATTTGAGGTTTAAAGGGCGATACTGTGAACACCACACTTACAAGTGTGAAGGCTATAAAGGGATAAGCATTTCGTATAAAAAGGCGTATGATAGAAATATCATGGAGGTTGTATGAGCAAGAAAGGCAAGAAAGCTTTACAGCAGATAGTGGACCAATCAGTCTATGACTTTCAAGCAAGTCAGTCTATGTGGTTCTGTGAATGTGCAATCAACCTTATGATGTCAACAATGTCCGTAGCCGAAGTAACTAATTTTCTTCGGTGCCAGATCAAGATTTTAGAGGAATATGAATAGTTATGGATATTGAATTTCTTAAGGACAAGAGTTCGTTATACGGATACAAAGTTGAAGAAGGTGGGAGGTGTTGGATAATTAGCCCATTTGGGCCTGTTTCATTCGATGCAAGAGGTTTGTATCAGATTGTTAAATCTTATGATGAAAATGAAACAGGTATGACTTTTCGCCAGTACTTAGCTTCGCTTATTATGACAAAAGAAGAAAACGATTCTTTTAATAAAAAGAAAGACTAACACCATGGCTGGCGGGCGTCCAACCTTATACAGACCAGAATATTGTGAGACAGTCATTGAGCTTGGTAAACAAGGAGATTCCCTAGCGCAGATGGCTTCTCACTTTGGTGTTGCCCGTTCTACTATTGACCAATGGGCAGTGGATTACCCTGAGTTTTCGGAAGCACTTAGTATAGCTAAGGCTCATTGTCAGGCTTGGTGGGAAAAAGCAGGTCGTGAAGGCATGTTCCTTGGAGGCGGCGGGTTTAATGCTGCCGTGTGGAAAAAGTCTATGGAAGCCCGTTTCCGTGAGGATTACACGGAGCGTCAAGAGGTACATCAGACTGGCACCATGGAACACAAACATTCCATCGGTGAAATGACAGACGAGGAGCTTGCTAAGATCATAAGTGGAGAAAGTAAATGAGAAAAGTGTTTACAGATGACTTCATCAAAGAACTTGAGGTTGATGTAAAAAGAAAAAAGAAATCGGCTGATATTTACGAATCACTTGATAAAGGGCCATCTTTATTGACTGATTTTAGGATTGCCATGCTAGTATTTGGCAATCCTTTTAAATTTCGTAGGTTCACATCAAGCATCTCTAGCGCAGTAAAACTGGTTAAGCATCTACACAATGATGCTAGCATCGACATTAGACATATTTTTGGTGTTGATGATGGAGTCATTGACTCGTATGTGAGTATTTCAACTAAAAGACAAGGGCAATTTAATGAACACGGAGTTAACCCTTCTGTCTGTCTTATGAAGTGTTTGCTCAGGTCCTCATTTAAATATTAATTGCAAATGACACCCCCCCCCCCCCCAACAATCCTGCGAAGGTTATTGCGGGTAAATAATTTTACAATTGCGTGTTGACATTCATTCCTTGTCGTGCGATAACAAAATCACGGAAAACGAAAGGGAAAAGAAATGACAAAGGCAATCAAGAATTTCGCAGAAGTTTATGCCGCTTACCTAAACACAATCACAATCGGCGGTGACAAGGAAGTTGCCCTGGCATACGCAGTCAAAGACATGATGAATCAGGTCAAGGGCATGACAAACAAAGATGCCATCGCTGTCATCAATGACGAAGCAGCTTACCTTTCCGAAAAGATGGCAAAGAGGGCCGCATAATGGCCCAACACGAAGCCTGTGAGGCAAATGAAATATGGGTGGGGAATACTCCCACTCACGGGCTGCACTATCAATCATTAAAGTCCATGGGGCTTAAGACGTTGCGGCTAGGAAAGGTGGCTTTCGACATCGACGGAAAGCCATTGGCAGAGTCTGAAGGTTATTCACCGGTTTTCATAAACCGGAGTGAGGCTGACCGTTACAACGAAATAATGATGGAGAAAACCTTTGGGCCAAATTGGAGGAGAGGTTGACCATAACCAAAGCCCAAGCAGCTCAAGAGCTTCTCAACCGGCGTAAAGCCCGGCGCTCTCTGGTCGATTATGCCCGGTACATAGAAGTTCCGGGTGCTCCTGTTGAAGAACAGGACGAGGATAGCGACGAAGCAGAATATTTTGCTGAGACGCAGCTAGCTAAACATCACATATTGATACTTGAAGCCGCTCAAAGGTGCATTGAAAAGCCTTACGGACGGCTTATGCTTTTTATGCCACCAGGCAGCGCGAAGAGTTCATATGGCAGCGTTGTCGTGCCTTCATGGGCTATGGGACAGAAGCCAGGATTTAAAGTCATCGGCGTGTCTTATGGCTCAGACATGGCTAAGAAGTTCGGTCGCCGTACACGCTCAATCATCAAGCAATCAAAATACCGTGCACTTTTTTCAACATCATTGAGTGGGGATCAAGCCGCTGCCGACGAATGGGCGCTGGAGAACGGCTCTGAATATATGTCTGGTGGTATTCTGTCTGGGATCACTGGCAATCGTGCTGACCTTGTGGTTATCGATGATCCAATCAAGGGCAGGCAAGATGCCGATTCTGAGGTTATCCGTCAACGAACATGGGATGAATATCAGGAGTCGGTTCTAACCCGCTTAAAGCCTGGTGGGTCTATTATCATAATTCAAACACGCTGGCATGAAGACGACCTATCAGGCCGTATCCTTCCAGATAACTACGCTGGTGAATCCGGTATGATTATGGGCAAGGACGGCTTTGAATGGGAAGTCATCTGCCTTGCTGCCGAATGTGAACGTGCTGATGACCCGCTTGGGCGCGAGATAGGCCAAATGCTGTGGGAGGAATGGTTTGACGAAAAGCATTGGCAGGTGCATCGAAAGAACCCGCGTACATGGTCTGCATTGTTCCAACAGCGTCCCGCACCTGATAGCGGTGATTACTTCAAGAAAGAATGGATCAAGCTTGTATCAGCCTCACAAGTCCCGCCTCTTAACACCATGTCGATATATGGTGCGTCTGACTATGCGGTAACGAACAATGGCGGGGATTATACCGTTCATGTTGTCGTTGGTGTTGATAGCGAAGGTCGTGTATGGCTCTTGGATATATGGCGGCAACAGGCTTCATCCGATCGTTGGGTTGATTCTTTCTGTGACTTAGTGCGCAAGTGGAAGCCTATTGGCTGGGCAGAAGAAACAGGGCAGATCAAATCAGGCGTTGGGCCTTTTCTTGTGAAGCGTATGATTGAAACCGGCTCTTATGTTGCAAGAGAGCAGTTCCCAACGCGTGGTGGTGACAAGTCTGTACGCGCCCAGTCTATCCGTGGGCGAATTGCTTTGTCTGGGCTGTATGTACGTGATGATCTGCCGGGCTTGGACGCTCTTATGTCTGAAATGATGAGTTTCCCTGTTGGGGTCCATGACGATCAGGTTGATGCGTTGGGCTTGGTTGGGCAGCTTATGGACCGTATGACGCCAGGTAAGCCGCAGAAGAAGCCTGATCGTATGGATTATAGCGCTGTTTATGCATCTCCTTTGCCGGGGCAGCGTAAAAGGGGTTGACTCTATTACAATTATGTGATTATGTAGGGTCATAGAAGTGGAGAGATAAAATGGAACGGATTATAATTATAGCGCACGCCATGGTTGCGTCATTATTGTTGCTTTTTGTTGCTTGCTTACTTGTAGATGGCAGAAATTGGTTCTGCCTTTGCTATTTGGGCATATGATTTTTTAGTGGAGAAACAATCATGACGAAAGAACACACGCCTACGCCTTGGAAGATTATTGATTACGTTAATGCTATATCTGAGCCTAGTGTTAGAATTGAGGGCGCGAATGGCGACACTGTGGCAGACGATGAGCCTTACTACCCTCAGCCAATAACGCCTGAAAACGCCGCCCACATCGTCAAATGCGTGAACATGCATGATGAGTTGGTGGAGGCTTTGAAAAAATGCGGCATGCTGCTGGAACATGGCGGGTTTGATCTTGAGTTTATTGACAGCGCCCTCAAGAAAGCAGGTGCGCTATGAGTGACAACATGCACAACAAAGATCACATTGAGCGCACCAAGCGCATGATTGAAGTGATGCAGGCTTATGTGGATGGGGAGGAGATTGAGTTTCATTCCGGGGCGGATGACTCTTGGTCAAAAACAGATATGCCTATTTGGGATTGCTTCTTTGGTAAGTACCGCATCGCACCCTCATCCACACCAGACACCATCAACTGGGATCATGTTGCGCCGGAGTTTAAGTATATGGCGAGGGATGAAAATGGTATTCCTTTCCTTTATCGAAACAGGCCATCAATTAAAGATTTAGACCAGTGGGTGGATTTAGACGACATTTGCTCCAATGCCAACTCACACAAATCCTACAAACGCGGCACCGTAGACTGGAAAGACAGTCTTGTAATTCGCCCTGGATGTGAGTAGGATATAGGAATGCGAGCAGCAAGGCGATTGCAAGGCCTACCGTGGGAAATAGCAAACTGCGATAAGCCCCACGGCTCGCACCAAATCAGAACGGCGGCGCTGAAAGCAGAAGCGCTTTAGAATGATTATTTAGGAGAGGGGAAACCAGTGCGAGTCTGGACTAGAAGCATTTGACGTGATGCATCCCTCGGTAATCACTCTAAGAATTATAGGCTAGATTGATCAACTAGTACTAAATAGCAGGAGTAGCGTCCGGCCCGTTCTGAATATGGCCCTCTTCGGAGGGCCTTTTCTTTTGCACCCCCGCATGTTACATTGCCTCAACATTTGCAAATGAGGCCATAGTGTGGACGAAGAAGAAATCCAGCCAGCCGATACGCTTGAATTAAAAGACGAGCCAAAATCGTCCAGCGTTGTCTTAGGCGTATTGCAGAATGCCAAGGATAAATTCCGCACATGGCAGGATACTTGCGACCGTATTGACACGATTTACAGCAAATACAGCGGCGTTAATCGCCCATACGGTGAAACGTGGACAGATGGCGACCTGGATCTGTTCTGGGCTTCCTATGAAATCCTGAAGCCTGCTGTTTATGCGCATCCTCCCAAGCCTGTTGTTTCAACGCAGTTCAAAGATCGTGATCCGGTCAAGTCAAAGACTGCTGAACTGCTTGAGCGCGTTTCCATCTCAAACTTTGACCGCTCCAACATCGATGATGTTATGTGCGAAGTGCGCGACGACCTGATTTTTACAAATCGCGGCGTGATATGGCTTACGTATGAATCAGACAATGGCGAACAGCGTGTTTGTATCGAGCATCTTGATCGCCTTGACTTCCTGCATGAGCCTGCCCGCAAATGGTCGGAAGTTGGTTGGGTAGCTCGTCGCGCATGGATGACGCGTAAGGAACTGCGCAAGCGCTTCCTGAAAGCATCAGGCGATGTTTACAAAGACGTAAAGCTTTCCAAAAAGCGTGAAGACGAAGAGCGTGGAAATGACGATAAGTCGTTGAAGGGTAGCGTTTGGGAAGTCTGGCATCGTGCAGATAACAAGGTCTATTGGGTTTCTGAGGGTGTTGATCGGCTATTGGATGAAGGTGAGCCACACCTGAAGCTGAAAGACTTTTTCCCTTGTCCTCGTCCTGCTTATGGAACATTGGCCCGTCGCTCGTTGATCCCTGTTCCAGACTATGAGCGTTATAGCGTTCATTTTGACAAGATTAACACGCTTACAGCCCGTATTTACCTTTTGCTGGAGAAGGTTAAGCTAAAGGGCATTGTGGCCGGTAGTGGCGATATTCGAGATGCCGTAAGCGAGCTTATCCAGAGCGAGGATGACGAAACTGTAATCTTTGTCCCGTCGATCAGTAGCGATGTGACCAATATGGTCTCTTGGATGCCGCTTGCAGAAGTGGCAACGGCTATCACTGGCCTGATTGATGCTCGTTCAAAGCTAATTGATGACTTCTATCAGTTGTCTGGTATTAGCGATATCATGCGTGGGGCTACTGAGGCTGATGAAACATTGGGTGCTCAGCAGCTTAAAGGCCAGTATGGTTCCGTTCGTGTTCGTCAGAAGATTGATGAGCTACAGCGCATTGCTGCTGACACTGTTCGTATTTCAGCCGAGATTATTGCAGAGCATTTCTCAAAGGATACTCTCCTTGAAATGTCGCAGATGAAAATCTCGACTAAAGCGCAAATCGAAAAGCAAATTAAGGGCATTGAAGACGCTGCTGAGAAGGAGCTTGAAAACCTTAAGAAGCAGACAGAGAAGTTTGTCCAGGAAAATCAGATTCCTCCAGAGCAACAGCCTCAGATTGAAGAACAGTTCAAAAAGACCCAACAGGCCATTTTGCAGAAATATGCGCCTATGCTGCAAGAGGCTAATTCAGAGATTCCTATTGAGGATATACTTGACCTGTTGCGCAATGATAAATCGCGCGGTTTTGCGTTTGAGATTGCTTCGGACAGCACTATTCTGACTGACGAAATTCAGGAAAAGGCCAGCCGCAACGAGTTCTTGACCACATTCTCTGGAGCTTCTCAGGCCCTGCAAGGATTGGCTCAGATGGGGCCTGCCGGTTCCGCTCTTGCTGGCGGTATGCTTAACTTTGTTCTTGGGCCTTATCGTATTGGTCGTGAGCTTGATGGCCTTATCGATAATTTCATTGATGAAGCTTCTAACTACCAGCCACCGCAAGAAGGCGGCGAACAGCAAGCTCTTATTGAGGCGCAGAACAAGCTGGCTGAAGCTGAAATGGCTAAGGCTCAAGCGCAGATGGCTAAGGTTCAGGCTGACGCACAGCTTAAGCAGGCTGAGTTGCAGGGCAAGATGCAGGATTTGCAGCTTAAGGCCCAGAAGGATGCTGCGCAGTTCGAGATTGAGCAAGGTAAGCTACAGCTTCAGCTTTCTAAGCAGGAGCAGGAATTTGCTGCAAAGATGGCTGAGATGGATGCCAAGCAAAATCTTATGCAGGCCCAGACAGCAGAGATTCTTGCTAAGATTGGTCTAGATGTTCGCAAGCAAGACCTTGAGGAGTATAAGGCTGCAAATGAGGCTGAACAACGCACGGTGGATACGGCGCTTAGAGTTGAATCGGAAAGCCGCGCTAATCGTTCGCAAGAGTTTAATGAAACTCAAGCGTTGACACAAAGAGAGGTGGAGTGATGCCAGGGTTTCCTGTTGTGATCTCTGATAACGGAACACCTTTTGTAGCTGTTGAAAGTGGAGCGCCAGTGGCGACAGTAGCAACTAATGGACTTGGTATTCCGATTAGTGTAGTATCCAGCAACGCCCCGCCTTTGATTATTGAGGGCTATACACCACCTGAACCTGACGAGGAATAATAATGGCACAGACACCAGTAGATCGACTAGTGGAACTTTCAATGGTTCCAGAACTTGCTAAAGAAGTTCGTAGCCAGATTGTGGCTGCAGGCTCTTCATTTACACCGGGGGCAGCAGTTGCTGACGCGACAGATGAAGCATCAGCGGTTACTCAGCTAAATGCTTTGCTTGCATCATTGCGCGCAGCAGGGATTATTGAAACGTAATGAAATCAATCTCTGAATTGGTAGCAGAACATAGGGCAAGGATGGGGACTAGTTCCCTTCCTAAGCCCTATTTTCGTCAGGATACTATCCAGCCCTGCATGGGCATGGATGGAAAGATGCATGATACCTTGTCAAGCTATCGTAAGACGCTTCTCCCTTCTGGAAACCCAAGGGGCGAACGTTATGTCGAGCTTGGCAATGAAAGCCTTCCTGACTTCAAGGCCCCTGAATTTGACCGTAAAAAGCGCCGTGAAGATATCAAGCGCGCTATTGGAGAAACAAAATGAAGAACAATTATTCGCAGATTAATCTGCATAAAAGGGTTTACGAAGAAGCAAGTTCCCTTTTTTACAGTGAAATCTCTCGCGTTTCTTCACTGGTTATGAAGGAACTGGCCACACAACGGAACACTATTGCCGACGATGTTAAAGATATGTGGGGCCGAGAAGGGCAGTCAGACGAAGTTAATGCTATAATTCTTGAGATTTCTAACGCCATTAAAGGCGAGTAATGCAACCAACCTTCTCAGACGAGGTATAAAATGACCGACGAAGTAATTCAATCATCAGCGCCCGTAACGGAACACGTTTCAACCACGCTTGAATCAGATGTAACGCCTAAAACATCCGGCGGTGGTAAAATCACTCCTACCCCTGTTGAAGAAGCCAAGCCTGAAGCTCCTGCAAAGCCTGAATCTGTACGGGATTCACTGAAGGCGGAGCTTGATAAGACTAAAGAGCCGGAAAAGGTTGAAAAGCCTGTTAAGGCCGAAAAGCTGGATGAAGAACCCAAGCCTGTCACCAAGACAGAGGTAAAGAGCGCCACTCCTGAGAAGGAAGTTGACGCAAGCGAGCAGGTTAAGGATCAGCAGACCGAACGGAAGTCTGAGGTCCGTGACCGTCCTGAGCCTCCTGCTCGCTTTCTTCCACGCGCTAAGGAGCTTTGGCGGAATACTCCTAATGAAGTGCAGTCGGAAGTTTCCCGCCTTGTACGTGAGCATGAGGCTGAGGTGCAGCAGTACCGTGAATCTCATCAGTTCCGTGAAGAGCTTAAGGAATACGAAGAGCTTGGTAAACAGCATGGCGTTAGCGTTAAACAAGCTCTTGATAACTATGTGGGGATTGAGCGAAAGTTTGCAGAGTCCCCACCTGAAGGCTTCCGCCAGCTTCTTAGCAATATGAATATGCAGCCACAGCAGGCTATCAGCCACATTTTGCGCGCTTTTAACGTTACTCCACAGCAGCTTGCTCAGCACATTAGTGCAGACCCCAATTCTTACGTGTCGCAGGCACCACAGGTCCAGCCGCAGGTTCAGCCTCAACATAACACAGAGGTTGATACGCTTAAGCAGCAGATTACTGCCATGCAGGCGCAAATGGCTCACCAGCAGTATATTGAACCTTTCATTAAAGACCATCCACGTTACCATGAACTAGAACAGGATATTGCTTTCTTTCTACAATCTGGTAAAATCCCAGCTAATCTTAGTCCTGCTGAGAAGCTTGAAGCAGCATATGACATGGCTGAAAGGATTAATCCTTCTTCAAATGTCTCATCCTTCTCACCAAAGCAGACTAGTTCTGAAAGCCGTGTTGACGAAGACTTCAACGGCAGTAAATCAATCAAATCTTCTCCGGGTAATGTACTAGAGGTCAAAGAACCGGATAAGAAAATGTCAATGCGTGAACTTCTGGAAGACGAGTTGAAGCGTCTGAAGAAGGCTTAAGGAGCTAAAATGGCTATCGTTCAGGATAGAAATTACCGCCAGCTTCTCACCGCAGCCGTAGCACGGCGCTCGCGTGAGGTGCAGGACATTGTTTATAACTCAACCCCTCTTACTCGTATTCTGCGTGACCAGGGCCGTATTCGCGTAAAGCGCGCTGGCGGACCGGAGCTTCGTATTCCGGTACAGTTCGACAAGTTGCAGGCGCAGTGGTTCACTGGCTATGACAAGATCGAAATCACCCCGAAAGAACTTCTGAACTCTGCCGTATTCAATTGGTCGCGTGTTGTCAGCATGTTCTCGCTGACTGGCACCGAACTGATGTACACTCGCGGCGAAGAAGAAGTTATCGACCTTATGGAAACCTACCTTGATGCGGCTGAGAAGTCGGTTAAGGAAGAGTTTGAAGTAGCACTCATCGGTGACGGTACGGGTGCAGGCGGTCGTGAGCTTATCGGCCTTGGTGGCGCTATTCCAGTCATTCCGAACACTGGCGTATACGGCGGCATTGACCGTGCAACCGTTCCAAACTGGCGTACCTCGACGTTCAACATTACTAACGGTGACGTTTCCGGCTTTACGACTTGGGACAGCACGACTGCACGTCCTATTATTGAGCGCATTGCCCTTAATCGTTCGCGTAATGGCCGTTACGCCGATCTTCTCATTGCGGATTCCCTTTCGTATCAGGCTATCTCTGCATCGTTCGTTGCTCATCAGCGCATCGTTTCGGAACGCCTTGGCCGTCTGGGCTTTTCGGGTCTCACATACATGACGCCTGCCGGTCCTGTTGATATCGTCGCGGCCGGTGGCATTGGTACGGTTATGCCTGCTAATACCATCTTCGGCATCGACACGCAGGGCCTCGCAATCTATGAGTTCCCAGATCAGGCATTCGTACCATTCCATCCGGGTGACGGTATGCGTCCTATCAACCAGGATGCGGTTGCTCAGGGCATTGTATGGTCTGGTCAGCTTGTGCTTGAGAACCCACTGTTCTCTTACCGCATTATCACGGCATAAGGAGAAAAAGATATGGCTAATTCCGTACCTTTTCGGACTACCCCGCAGCTAGGCCCGCAGCTTGATGATGTTTTTGTCGGACTTCCATATTGGGACCTGACAGGCATTCAGGGCGCAGGTGGCGCTACTGTTTCCGGTATTACCTCGCCCTCTTATAAGCTTGGTAATCGTGAAACTGGCGATGACGGTTACGACTACATCTGGGTTCAGAACGGCACAACTGCGCTTACCGCAAGCGCACGTGTTAATGTGGACGCAGACTTTGTGGCTACCGCCAATGCTTCTGGCGTTTTGCAGGCCCCTGCTGTTGCGGTTCCTGCCGGTGCTTATTTCCACGCTCGCGTGTTTGCGCTCTAATCAATATGGGGAGGCTTAACGGCCTCCCTTTTACCCCTTCTCAGACAAGGAAATCATAAATGACTAAAGTCGTAGAAATTGATACCCGTGACCTGGCTGTAACGCCTTTCTTTAAGGTGATTGAGGTCGAGAATATCCCCAAGTCGGAGGCGGCCGGCCACGCAGTTATGGAAATGCGTGAAGTTGTTGAGGTCCGTTTTGCAGGATCAAATAATTACGCGCCTGTTTTCCCGGCTAATCAGACATGGAAACGCGAAGGAAACAAATCTATTACCTATGCAGAACGATGGGCCGAGCAGTATCGCACGTTCAAAGAAGGCAACCCGCAGCACGCAATGGGTACTCCATTGGAAATGCTACGTCCTTATGGCGTAACTGAAGAGCAGCTTTCCATCTGCCGCGTACATCGTGTTTACAGTATTGAGGCCCTTAATACCCTTGAAGGTGACAAGCTTAAGTCGCTTGGCATGATGGGTAACACGCTTAAAGAATTGGCGCGTAAATACATCTCTGATCATTCTGCATCTGATAAAGCTCTTAATGAGATCGAGGCTCTTAAAAAGCGCATTGCAGAGCTTGAAAGCGCTGGCACAGCATCAACTGTTATCCCCGAGGTTGAAGAAGAGCTTTATGAAGCAATGACAGAAGATGAATTGCGTGATATGATTGAATCAAAGACTGGTAAAAGACCAGACGGTCGTTCTAGTCATGCGTCTTTGGTGAATATGGCTAAAGGGATGTAAATGTCAATTCTGTCGGCGATGCAATCCGCTACAATTAGATTGGTGGGCCAAAAGCCCGCCGTCTTTTTTACTTCATCAGATCAGCTTGAGCTAGAAATTGTTGATCTGGTCAATGAAGTAGCTAGGGACATTTGCAGATATGCTGATTGGCAGGCGCTGACTAAAGTTTATAATGTTCCAACTGATGGCGTTACTGAAATATTCGATCTTCCTGAGGACTATGATCGTCAGCTTTTGGTGACGGATATTCAGGACTTGAATAATTGGGTTTGGGGGTATGAGCACATTGAAAATATCAATGACTTCCTATACCGGCGCGCGCGTAATTTTGAATTAACTCCTGGTGCGTGGACTATTTACCAAAATCAGATCCATTTCTTTCCACCGCCTAATGCTCAGAATAGCGCCACGTATCCTTACATTTCCAATAATTATGCCCTTGATTCAAATAATTCAGGTAAGCCGGAGTTCACTGCCGATACAGACGATTTTGTCATCAAGGGCGGCAATGACCTTCTTACTCTTGGACTTATCTGGCGTTGGCGAGAGAATAAAAAGCTAGACTATACAGGCGACCAAGAACAATTTACAATGGCTCTTGACCAGATTGCCGCTAAGGATAAAGGCACCAACGTTTACCGTGCACGTTCCAGAAGCAGGCGTCTTAATACACATTTGGCATGGCCTTTTGAATTGGGGTAATTGATGTACCAGCGCCCTATCCTCGCGCAGAAGAAACCGGCGCAACGTAAATCAGACCTTAAAAAGTTCCCTGCACCTACAGGTGGGTGGATTAGCAACCGCAATCTATCTACACCTATGGAGAGCGGAGGCCCACAGGGCGCTGCGGTTCTTGATAACTTCTTCCCAACATCTACCACAGCTATTCTCAGACGCGGTAAAGAGCTTTATGCTACCCTTGGAGAAGGAGACGAAGGCGTAACGTCCCTGTTTACATACGTTAATGGCTTGAACCGTAAATTATTCGCTTCTACCGCAAATACCATTTACGACATCACTAATATCCTTGTCCCTTATAATTACCGCTTGGTGACAGAGTCCGGAGATTATATCGTCACTGAAAACGGTGATTATTTTGGTCAATCGTCTACTGAAGATATGGAAGCCTTTGAGGGCGCATTAGGCGGTAATTGGATCACTGTACAGTTTGCCACTACTGGCGGGATTTACCTTATTGGCGTTAACGGAGCGTCTACAGGCTTCATTTATGATGGCAATGCTTTCTATCCGTATGTAGAAGGCGGTGTCTTTGCTCTTTCATACGATAATGTCACGCAAGATTTTGTTGTCGGTGAGATTATAACTGGTGGCACGTCTGGTGCTGTCGGAACTGTATATGAAGTTCTCTCTGGTGGTGGACTTGTCCTAACCGGGGACGCATCTGGCTTTGAAGATAACGAAATGCTGACGGGTAGCCTTGGAGGTTCTGCTCAGGCTTCCACAAATTCCGTTAATCTTGTCCCAGGCATCACATTCCCTGATAGCCTAACAACTGCTGACATGTCTTACGTCTGGGTATTTAAAAACCGCCTTTGGTTCGTGCAGAAAGAGTCGCTAAATATCTGGTATATGGACGCCGTAGACGCCGTTGGTGGCTCTCCTAAGATATATCCAATGGGCGGAATCTTCACCATGGGCGGTGAATGCCTATGGGGTGAATCCTGGTCTATGGGAACCGGTGCCGCTGGCGGCTTGTCAGATCAGATGGTCGTTACTTCTACGGAGGGTGAAGTTGCAGTATTTCAAGGAAGTTACCCGGAAGCTACGGGTGATTGGGCGCACGTTGGCACATACAGAATTGGCAGGCCCCTTGGCAATCGCGCTCATTTCAGAGGCGGTGGTGATATTGCTGTTGCTACTAGTGTCGGGCTTATTCCTCTTTCCAAGGCTATAAGTCTTGATGTGACGGCTCTTTCTCCCGCCGCTGTGTCGTACAACATTCAGGACGCATGGCAGCAGGCTGTTGACGGTCGCGGACTTGAGGATTGGTCTTGTATGCTTTGGCCTGAGCGAAAAATGGCAATCATATCCCCGCCTATTACAATTGGCGATTATGATCCAGTTCTGTTCATCTCCAACTCTGAAACAGGTGCATGGTGCCGTTATACCAATTGGGATGCTCGCGCTATGTGCGTATTCCAAGGCGAGATGTATTTCGGTGGGCCTAATGGAGAAGTGTTCAAAGCTAATGTAACTGGCATGGATAACGGGTCTGTTTACACTGGCGTTTACATCCCACTGTTTGATGACCTCGGTTCTCCCGCCAATCTAAAAGTGCCCAAGATGGGCCGTGGCGTAGCAAGGGCAAAGGCAGACTTGTCTTACGGTCTTCGCTTCAAGGCTGATTTTGATATTGATCCAGGTTATGCACCAACAGCGTCTAGCGCGGATGGCTCCAATGCGTGGGGAACCGGCGTATGGGGGCAGTCTGTATGGGGTGGAACTAATCCTAATGTTTTCAATGCACAGTGGAAATCATTAGGGGGGACTGGTTACTACGTTTCTGCCTGCTATCAGGTAACGTCAGGTAGTTCGGTTCCTCTTGATGTTGAGATTGTCCATTTGGAAATCAGCTTAACCATGGGTGAGATTGTAACTTGATTCACACCATGTACTACAGCAAGACAATGAACCCTTCCGCGAATGAAGCGGTTGGGTTTTTCGTATGCAGAGAAGCCGATATAACAATAAAAGACTTTTGCAGCATGGGTGTATTCGAGGACGGTGATTTAATCGCTGGAACTCTTTACCATAATTACCACCCTGAATACGGTGTTATTGAACTATCATCTGCATCCGTTAGCAAAAGGTGGCTGACAAGGGCCGTGATTAATGCTATGTTCTTCCTGCCATTCACTCGTCTAGGCTGTCAATTAGTTGTATTGAGAGTTTCTGAAAGAAATAAAACGATGATTGGTATTGCAAGAAAATTCGGATTTAGTGAAACTTACATTCCTCGTCTTCGCGGCAGGGATGAAGGCGAATTTATTTTTTCTTTGACTGACGACGAGTGGAGCAAGTCGCCTTATAACAAAGGAGTTTCTGAGTAATGGGCAAGAGCGCTCCTAAAGCCCCCGATCCAGCGCAAACAGCAGCAGCGCAAGGCGCGTGGAACTCTTTCACGGCCCAGCAGCAGCAGCAAATGAACATGGTAAACCAGAATACCCCATGGGGTAGCTTGGATTACCAACAGACTGGTACGACATGGATTACAGACCCGAACGGTAAGCGCGTTGAGGTTCCTACCTATACGGCTAACACCACGCTTTCTCCTGAGCAGCAGGCTATCTTTGATGCGTCTCAGTCTGCGCAGGGTAATCTTGCAAACATTGCGAACGATCAGTCTGCATGGCTTGGTGACTATCTCAAGTCTCCGTTTGAGTTTAACAATCAGGATGCTGAAAACTGGGCTTATGACCTTGCTTCGTCTCGTATTCTGCCGCAGCAGGATCAGAACCGTAAAGACCTCGAGAACCGCCTGATAAACTCTGGTATTCGTCCCGGTACCGCTGCTTACAATACGGAAATGGCTAGGTTAACCAACGCCAATACTGACCAATTGAACCAGTTAGCGCTAACTGGACGTTCGCAAGCTTTCCAAGAACAGCTTGCACAGCGCAACCAGCCTTTGAACGAAATCATCGGACTTATGTCCGGAACTCAGGTTCAAAGCCCCAACAGCACTTTCGCGCAAACGCCTCAGTCTCAGGTGGCCGGTGTTGATTATTCAGGGTTGGTTAATCAAAAATATCAGGCAGATATGAGTAGGTACAACAGCCAGATGGGCGCACTTGGCGGGTTGTTTGGCGGTGTTGCATCTATGTTGCCATTCTCAGATAGACGCCTGAAGGAAGATATTGAGCGCATTGGCACTACCGATAGCGGTGTACCTGTTTATAAATTTAAGTACATCGGATCGCCTGTTACGCACATTGGGTACATGGCTCAGGACTTGCTGGAATTGCAGCCTGAAGCTGTCCATAAAGACGCGGACGGGTATTACCGCGTTGATTATAGCAAGGTGAAGTGATGCTGTTTAATTTTGGATTCAGGCCCCAAGGGCAAATGCCATTTATGCAAAACCAGCAGATTAATACGTTCGCTGCAAATAATCTCAGCGGTTATAATAATCTTGGCAATAGAATGTCAAATAATCCAAATGCTTATCAGCAAAGTCCTATGGCTCCAACTTCTGGCGCATTGGTTGATAGCGGTTTAGTAAACAACCAAAGCTTCATGAATAATATCTCACCATTTGCATCCGCTAATCCATCTAGTGCCATGATGGCAAATATGGGGTTTAATCAGGGGAATCAGTACACTCTAACACCGCAACAGCAGCAAACCCCCATTGCGCAGAATTTGATGCAATCAAATATCCCAGACGTCAAAAAACAAGCAATAGGCAGTATAATGTCCGGTGGGTTAAGAGGCGGGAATCGTTAATGGCTAACCTTCAAGAAATCATCCCTGCCATTTTCACCGGGCCAAACGGTGAGCGTCTTACACCTGAGCAGATTGCACAGCGTCAGCAGATCGCACAGTCGTTGATTGGGCGTGCCACAGATACCAGTCCTGATGCAGGTGGGTGGGCTTCTGTATTGACGAAGGGTCTGCTAGGGTTCCAGTCTGGCCGTGATCGTCGCGCAGCAGACAATGCTATTACTGCCAACGCAGCGGCGGAACAGTCGCTTATCAGTGATATGCTGGGTAGTCTTGGCGGTGGCGCTGGGTTCCCTTCTGCTGTGGCGGCTGGCGCATCGCCTACATCTGTCGCAGCTGTTGGTGAGCCTGTTGCTATCCCTTCTGCCCCTGAGATTCGTCAAGGGTTGATTGACCGTGGTCTCCAGCCGCACATTGCAGACGCTTTCATCCTTAATTTTCAGGATGAGAGCGGTCTGAATCCAGGCATCAATGAGAAAAACCCAATTGTTCCCGGAAGCCGTGGCGGTTTCGGTCTTTACCAGCTTACAGGCCCGCGCCGCCGTGAGTATGAAGCGTTCGCAGCGCAGCGTGGCGTCAATCCTGCTGATGTGAATGCGCAGCTTGATTTTCTAGCTGGCGAGCTTGGACTTCCAGTTCAAGGCGTTGAGAATTTGCCATTTTTTGGTTCTGAAGGAAAGGCGGCTCAGTCTATTCTTTCCGCCCCAGATACGGCAACGGCTGCGCAGGCTATTGTTAATAACTTCCTGCGTCCTGCCCCAGAGCATCGTCAGGCACGTGCAGCAAAGTATGGTCGTGTAGCAACTACTCCGCAGGAAGCTATTGAACAGATCGCGCCTACACAGTCTCTTCCGTCTGCACAAGTTGCTCCATATGACTTTGCTTCTGACCCTAATCTTTCGGTTGCAAATTCTCTTGTATCTCCTCAATCACCATCTAACTTCAATGACCGTTGGAACGCAGGCGCTGCTACGGCTCCTATTGTGCCGGAACAGGAGATCCCTGCATCTGCTAATATTGCCCCAGAAGTGACGCCTATGGCGGCAGAACCACAGGCTACCGCTGATCCGCGCTTGTTGGCGATGAACGATCAAATGCTCGGCGGCTCTCTCTCGCCTTCTGGGACTTCTTCGGTAGCTCATGCGCTGTCTGGTGCGTTCCCTTCCGCGCCTAGCGCAGATCGTGCACCTGTTACGTCTCAGCCATTCCAGATGCCTGCACAACCCCAATCTGGCGGAATTAACCCTGCTATTATTCAGGCTCTTTCCAGTCCTTATATTTCAAATCAAGGCAGGCAGATTGCCGGTATGCTTTTGGGGCAGCAGTTGCAGCAGCAGCAAGCAGCGCAGGAACAACAGCGTTTGATGGCGCAGCGTCAGGCTACAGCGCAGACGTTGGGTATTAATCCTGCCCTTGCTGGCGATGCTGATGCTTGGAAGGCATCGATTGAACAGGCTACACGCAATCGTAATACAGTTACGGTTGGAAATACCGTTTATGATGCCAATACCGGTCAGCCAATTATTCAGGGCGCACAAGAGCGCTTCACGACTATTACAGGGCAGCAGGCTCAGCAGTTGGGCCTCGATCCAAATAAGGCTTACAACGTAGGCCCAGATGGAAAGATAACTCCTATTGCTGAAAGTGGCGTTACCGTTAACGTTGGCGGTGGCGAGAAGTTTGATGAAAAACTAGCTGAACTAGATGCAAAAGCCATTGGGGACGTTGACACAGCAGGAAGGCAAGCCATACGAAATCTTGGGCGCATCAATCAGCTTGACGAACTATTGAGAGCCTCTCCTAGCGGTATAGATGCTGCGATACGTCAACGAGCAGGTGAATGGGGTATTAAAACAGAAGGTCTTGACACTTTGCAGGCCGCACAGGCGGCTATTAATTCTCTGGTCCCAGAGCAGCGTCCAGCGGGTTCCGGTCCAATGTCTGACGCTGACCTAGAATTGTTCAAACAGTCGTTGCCTCGTACCATTAACCAGCCTGGGGGTAATGAACTTATCATTAATACTATGCGTGGGATCGCCCAATATGATGCGCAAGGGGCTGAAATTATTCAACGTCTTCGAGCAAGGCAGATCAGCCGTGAAGATGCGTTCCGTCTTCTCAATGAGCGTAAGAACCCACTAGACGAATTTAAGGCTGCGCAAGCTAGTCAAGCCGCTCCAACTGGTTCTGACGGCTGGCGTGACGCAGGCAACGGTATTCGTATTCGCCCGAAAGGTTCTAACTAATGGCTATTTTTGAGCTACAAGGTCCAGACGGTCAGATTTACGAAGTTGATGCGCCAGATGAAGCGAGCGCTTTGCAAGCTTTTCAGGGGATGGGTGGCGCTGATCAGCCTCAACCAGAAGGCGGCTACGGGTCACAAATATTTTCCGGCCTATTAGAGGGCGCTACAGGATCTTTGGGCGCTCCAGTAGATTTGGTTAACAATCTATTGGTTGCACCCGCAGCCGCTGGCATTAATTATGCGTTTGGAACGGATATTCAGCCTTCACAAACGCCTTTGGGCGGAAGCGCTGGATTGCGCCAAGGTTTGGCTATCTCTCCTGAAAGTACTGATCCGCTCGTTAGGGCCGCACGTCGAACCTCTCAATCAGTAGGTGGCGCTCTTGTCCCACTGGCGGGAACTGCGAATACGGCAGGGCAAGTGGCTACAGGTGTTGCTACGGCTACAGGCGGCGGGCTAGGCGCGTCTATTGCGCAGTATTTATTCCCTGATAATATTGGCGCTGAAATAGCAGGTGAATTGATTGGCGGGTTAGGAACCGGAGCGGCTATTTCAGGATTAGCTAACCGTTCTGCTCGTCAGGCGGCAGAAAGGGCTGTTCCATCTATCGATGACCTTAAGGCTCAAGCTTCTGACTTGTACGCACAGGCTGAAGCACGTGGCGTTGTGGCCGATCCGGCAATGACAACCAGCCTTGCTGATGACATTACCAAGATTGCACGGGATAACGAGCTTATCACTCCTACAGGGAGGATTGCAGAAGCATACCCAAAGGCCAAAGAAGCGCTCCAGCTTATGCGCGATTATGCCGGGTATGACATGAACCCTACCCAGATGCAGGTTATTAGGGAAACGCTTGCGGATGCTGCCTTTGGGGCCGAAGGCAAAGAAGGCCGCATCGCTAAGAAGATGCTTTCTGCATTCGATGACTTTGTTTCCCCTCTTGCCCCTGAGTTGGCTGAAGCGCGCAAGATTTCAAGCCGTTATCTTAAGGCTGGAACTCTTGAGCGGGCAAGAGAACTCGCGGGGGCGCGTGCAGGGCAGTTCACGGGTTCCGGCTTTGAGAATGCCTTACGCACGGAATACCGCAATCTTGACCGGCGCATTATCAAAGGGCAAGAACAAGGCTGGTCTCCTGAACAAATTCAGGCCATACAAAACGTCAGCCGTGGCACGCCCATGCAGAATACGGCCCGTAATATCGGTAAACTTGCGCCTACTGGCGTTGTTAGTGCTGGACTGGGTAGCGGCGTGCCATTCATGATTGGTAACGCTATTGGTGGCCCAGCGGTTGGTGCTGCAAGCGCGGCTTCTACTATGGGCGCAGGTTTTGCTGGCCGAGAAATGGCGACACGCATGGGGTTGAGAAATGCTGATGTAGCAGAGTTACTTGCGCGATCAGGAGGCACTTTGCCGAATGCATCAAATCCTGCTATAAGAGATGCTGTAATTCAAGCTTTGATTGGCTCTCAATTGGCAGCGCAATCTAATATGGGTGGTAACTAACATGCCAAGAGACAGCAACGGCAACACCAATCCACTTCCAGGTACTATCGTTCAAACTGGCGATACTATTCTGCCATCGCAGCATAACCCAGCCTTGGTTGATCTTTATGCAATGATGACGCAATCCTTGTCCCGTGATGGTCAAGGTGGTATGCGCAACAATCTCAACATGAATGGTTTTCAGATTACTGGACTTGGCAGCGCTACCATGCCAAGCAGTCCGGTACCTTTGTCACAGTTTCAGTCCGGCACTCCACTTGGCGCAGTCATTGATTATGCTGGCGTTAACCCGCCTAATACGTGGCAATTTTGCTTTGGGCAAGCAATCGAAGTCTCAGCATATCCTGATTTCGTAGCAGCTTGCTATGTTGGCAATGCACTAAACGCTACTGCTGGCTTTGGTTATCGCACAACTTCCCAAACGGACCCTGCTGCAAATCGCTCAACCACCGGGCAATTTATTGTATTGCCTGATATGCGAGGACGAGTCGGGGCAGGACTTGATAATATGGGTGGTGTAGTAGCCGGTAGAGTTACCGCTGCATCTTCTGGATTTGCGGGGTCTACAATTGGTTCGTCTGGAGGTAGCCAATTGGAAACAATTTCAATTAGCCAGCTTCCACCTCATGCACACACCATTACAGATCCAGGTCATACTCATTCCATATCTGGACGTATTGTTGTAGGATATAATGGTGTTAATGCGGACGAAAGCTCAGGAACCAACGGGACTTTTATCGTTAACCCTACAACAAACATATCAACCACTAATATAACTATAAATAATACAGGGTCCGGGGAAGGTCACAGAAATATGCAGCCCACAATTATGATAAACAAAATTATTAAGGTATCTTACTAATGGTAGATATTCGCCCTAAAGACCTCCCGCCTGCAATACTCCCACTGAGAACGGGAGACGCTGTTATTATTGATCAGGGCGCTGACGGCGTACGTCAGGCCAACCCTATTTCTTTCACTGATTCTGTTGCCCCTGTAGCAACTCAGTCCGAGGCGCAGACCGGTACCGATAATACCAAACGAATGACCCCGCTTCGTACGAAACAATCCATCGCCAGTGAAATTGGTGTTTCAATTGCGTCAAATTCCCAAGGCGATAAGGCTGATAGCGCCGTTCAATCAGTTAATGGTAAGGCGGGCAATGCCGTAGCCATTGATAAAAACGATGTAGGGCTAGGGAACGTAGACAATACTTCTGACGCTAGCAAGCCTATAAGTACGGCAACGCAGTCGGCGTTGAATTTGAAGGCTGATTCATCTGTAACCATTTCTGCCGGGACTGGGCTCGACGGAGGCGGGAGCCTTGCAGCTAATAGAACGCTGGCTTTGAGTTCTGCGTCTATTGCATCTCTTGCCAAGGCTGATAGTTCAGTCCAAACAGTTAACGGGATTGCACCAACCGCTGGTAATGTTAGTGTTTCAGCCGAAGAGATTAGGCTTCAGGATAGTCGTTCATCAGCAATTGCTGAATCTTTTGCTAATAATGTTCAGTTCGTAGAAACGGCTGGTTATTCTTCGGTCGGAGATGGGGGTGCGGCTCTTTACAAGCGCGTTGCTATCGAACCGTCACATTCGGGAAAGTTTCAATCAGCTGATGGCGCATGGTGGGAAATTTCTTGTTCTTTTGTTAACCCTAAGCAATTTGGAGCTGTAGGTGACGGTGTTTCCGACGATACTGTTTCTTTTAACGCCTGGAAAGAATATCTAGTAGGGCTAAAAAAACCAGGTGAGGTTACGGAAGGATTATATAAAGTATCAAATTCCTTCGACTTTGGAGGTATAGATGTTGAGTTTATCCAAGGTGCCAGTCTTATATCTTTGGATGGGAGTCCTTGGTCTGGAGGTATGGATGGAGTTTTTGTTGGAGGGAATGCAAGCTCTCCATACCGAAAAGGATTTGCTTATACATATGCAAGCCTTCTGCCAGTAGATGTATCAAACTCACCAATTGTAGTTGTTCTTACAGGGCAGTCAAACGCTCCTGGCACAACCAATGCAACAAGCGGTGATTTTGTATCTGATAGCGATATTGGTGTATGGAATGCTCCTACCAATTCTTTCATAGATGCAGATTTTGCAACCCAATCTTATGCAAGTAATAAATCCTTTCCAACTACGACGTATAATTTTTTTGGGAACGGAGTAAATAATCTTGGGTCTTGGTTCTGCAAGAGGCTTCGAGAAGAAACAGGTCGGAAAGTTTACCTGATACAGTGCGGAGAAGGTAGCGCAAACATTTCCCTTTGGATAAACACGGACGGATCAGAACGTTTGTGGATAGCCAATAAACATGACATAGAAACGGCGCTGGCAACGGTTGGATTAACCAAAGTGGATTTCTTCCTTTGGCAGCAAGGCGAAACAAATGCCGCGGACCCAAATTACCCAAATTTGGTCAATGCACTGATAACACGTCTCAAGACACAAACATGGTTTACCGATGAAACAGTTTTTGTAGCTGGTGAGCCTGCTCCGCAGTGGGATAGTGTTTATGCAAAAGACCTTAAAAAATACGTAAATATGCTCTATAACTTGGGAAACCCTAACTATAGGGTTGCCCGATCTGACGGGCTTGAAAGTACCGGAGTGGCTGGGGATAGTGTACATTTCTCTGGATTATCCCTGCAAAAACTAGGATATGAGAGATATTATAACGCCTTACTCCCTTCTGCTTCTAGAACTATTGCACCAGATTTTACACTACAGGTTGATGTTCAGGGTAGCAATCCAAATCAATTTTTCGGAGAAGTTGACTTCACAAAAAGACATTACAGAGGTCAAGTTGGTGGAGATAGCTATCAGATAGTACAAAACGCAGAGGATTTTGTTTCTTATGGTGCTCAGATGCCTTCAGGGATGAAGGCCACGGGTTCCATGCGCGTTCGCGGTCAAAGAATGGTTGTAGGTAGCGCGGGTAATGGACATTCTGGAAAAACAGAAGTTCAAGCCGCTGCACATGCACTTCGGTTTAGGCCAGATGGTGTCTGTGATAATGGATTGAATGTGTGGATCAGAGAAACCACAGGTTCAGGTAAAGTTGGTAATTCTCCTCAAGATTACGACACATATTTGGCTGGTGATACTGTCCTCGTCCAAAAACATACGGCGGGAAGGACAACACAAGCCACGGCCAACGGCGATGTGTATTTGGGCGCATTTGCAGAGGTACTAACTACGATACCCGCGCCGGGTGGTTTCGGGGAAGTGCCCTTAACTCAGAGGACATATCCTCTCGATGCGATGCTTGCTATCTCTGGATACACTGGCAACGGTTGGACTTCTGCTTACAGTGGGCACGATGCTGCCGCAACATCAGGCGCATTCTACGGGATAACTATCGGCGGCGGGCAGGGTGGAATCTGGACAGGTCAATATCGTTCAAGATTTGACCGAGGCATTTATATCACTGACTGTATCTATGATGGTCTTGTTATTGATGGTGGCCATCCCCTCAAGGATGCAGGGTTTAACGCCATACGCACCGGGGCAAATTCTGGCCGAGTTGTTCTTGGCGTTGATGCTGTGGCTATCACCAACGCAAGAGTTGTAGTTGGCACAAGTGGCGTAGCTTCCGATAATGGTATTCACATCATCGGGAGCACCCACGCTACGTCGAACAAGGCCACTATTAATTTCGATGACAAATATGTTGTGGGGGCCGACGTTGGAGGAACGGGTTCAACTCAATTTAGTGTGTTTGATCGCATTCATGGTCTTGAAGTATTCGGAATAGATGCAGACGGAGACTTCTTCGTAAACGGCTTGCCAACCTCTGCGAGCGGGAATAAGGTGTGGCGTGATACGAACGGCTTCTTAAAGGTAGGTTAATAAATGAAAATAGATGCTGATAAGGTGCTTGTCGATTTTAACGGCAAGCCATTCGTGCAGACTATCCATGCCGGGGAGCAGATCGTTGGGCAAGATAATCTGACTGTTGGTGATGTATGTATTGATGCTCTGGTCATCCCTATTAGGAGTGATGCTGAGCCAAAGCAAGGTCAGGCCGTGGCTATTTTTAAATTGGCCCAAGCTTTCCAGTCGGTGCCTGTTGATTTGTCTATTGAACAAATATCCATTCTGAAACATAGGGTGGAAACAGCTGGCCGCTTCTCTCCTTGGGTTGTAGGGCAAGTAATAGAACACCTGGAAAATCCTATACTTTAAAAGGATTATTAAAAATGGATCGTAATTTTAAAGTATCACTAAAAGAAGTTCTCAAGCATGAGGGAGGATGGGCTGACCATCCTTCTGACCCTGGCGGCGCTACTATGAAAGGCATCACATTGGCAACCTTTCGCGCCTTCGTTAATCCAAAGGGGACAAAAGCCGATCTTCGCAATATAACTGATGCGCAGCTTGAGACAGTTTATCGTCGTCAGTATTGGGACAAGGTTCATGGCGCTGAGTTGCCTGACGGCGTTGACTTTGTAACATTCGACTATTCTGTACACAGTGGGTCGACCAGGGCGGTTAAAGACCTCCAGAAGGTAGTCGGCGTATCTCAGGATGGAAAGGTAGGCCCAAAGACACTTGAAGCTATCAAGGCTATGGGTTCACGCAATGTCATCAACAAGCTTTGTGATACAAGATTGGCGTTTCTTAAACGGTTGGAGACATGGCCAACATTCGGCAAAGGATGGTCGCGTAGGGTTTCCGGAGTTCGTGATTTTGCATTAGGTCTATCATCTAAGCCAACTCCTGAGCGTCCGGCAGTTATCACTAAGGAAGTAGAAAAGCCTGTCGTTCCTGCATCTGTAGACACTCAGGTAAAAAAGAAGTTCTCATTGGCTGGATGGTTGGGAACGATCTTTTCCAGTGGGGGTATTGGTGCTTTGGGGCTTGCAGGATTCGGTTGGCGCGAGCTTTTAGCACTTGGCGGTGTTGCTCTAGTGATTTTCCTTGGCGGATTGGCTCTTAGAGGTTGGATTGTGAAAGCAATCAAAGACATTCGTAAGGAGTTGGACGATGCTTAAGCCATATCTTTACGGTGCGATGGCTCTGGCGTTAGTTGGTACGCATTATTTTATGTATAACGCTGGGAAACAATCGGTTCTACAGCGCTTATCGAGCGATAGAGTTGAGGTATTGAAAGATGGTCAAAAAGTTGACGCTGCCGTTTATTCTGCTGATGATGGCGGCCTTATCTGCTTGCTCATCGCATGTGAGCCTAACTAGTCCATGTGACGTACTTGTGTTAATGTCACCATCGGAACAAACGGCGCGTTATATCGTTCAAAATGATCGACATTTCGCCCAACAGGTAGCACAACATCGTGGGCGTTATGGGGCTTATAAATGTCGGCAGATGAAATGAAACAGGATGCAACAGTAACGCTAAATTGGTTTCGCATAAACCTACCAACAATCGTAATGATTCTTGGATTGGGATATTATGTCGGAACCAATCTTAACGATCTTCAGAAGAGCATAGTTTCTCTCAGCAAAGAAAACACAGAGCTGAAATCAACCACCGCCGATATGGGAAAGCTAGTCTACCGCGTTGAACAGGTTGAAACTGGCCTGCAAAGGGCCAACGAACGTACTGATGCACTACAGAACACTCTTATTTCAAGCATGGATTTGATGAGGCGGGATATTAACCGCCTCACCACTCAAGTTGAGGTTTTATCGTCAAGAGTTGGGATTTTAACGGGTGATATTGACGATCCTAAGCAGCGTCGATCAAGGCCTGGACCTAATCAGCATACAAGTGACGAGTAATGGCATACGCGATACCTGAATGGTGCATATTAAATATCTTCCCTATTTTCTCTAATGAAAGACCGTACTGAATCCTCACAAAGAATATTGCCTCATTCCTTGCCTTAACCACGTTTGGGAAGCGGCATGGATCCATAATGTCTTTCAGAGTAAGCCCATGTGTTGATGCTATATATGCCAACTCTTCTTTCATCCTCACTCCCTTTCCCGCAGTGCGGCGCGGCCTGAAAACGCAGCTATGGCTTGGTCTAGTGACGACAAGCGTTCCAAGTAGTTCCGCACAAATGCCGGACGCCCTTTGCCGGGGGATGAATAATCATCCATCAAGGCTTGGCAGTGTTTGTGCTGGTCGATGAGATAATTCAACGCTTTGGTTTCGTCGTAGCTCATTCCCCACCGCCTTTCAGGGCTTGGCGACCGGCCCATTTGTCGAGCCTGTCGAGCCGCTCACGCATTTCATCGGTGAAGCGGGCAACAGCAGCAACATCTGCTTCTTCGTTCAATCGCTCGGGAAGCGTCAAAGCATCGCCAGCCCATGCGGCTGCGTTCTTGGCGATGAACGCACATTGCATTGAGAATTGTGAGGTCGTCAGCTTCATTCGCTTTCCTCCGCCAGAACTTGGCGACCGGCTTCCGAAATGACATCGGGTGGTCCATAACGGACATATTCATGCTCGCCGGGTTGGGCTTCGATCAAGCCTAACTTTCGCAATCCGCATGTCTGTTCGTCACTCAGAAATCCTGTCGGATGTTTCGGGGAAAGCCATGCCATTTCGCCGTCTTGGCTAAAGACCATGACGTGGCCAGCATTCAGAGCTTCCAAAACTTCACGTTGCGGCGCTGTCAGCTTCATTCGCTCTGCTCCCCAAGTGCGGATGCGTTGAGCATTAAGCCCCAGCTGTCTGACGCCTCACTCCCGTCCCAATATGCTTGCAACATAGTATCTGTCGGCTCCTGTAGAGCGGCGAGGATGGTGGATAGGATGAGACCGGCGGTTTTCACCGTTTCATCTGGTTTGGCGCTTTGCAAGATCGTGCAAATGTCGAACTTGAGCGCTAGGTGTTCCTTACTCGGCATTGCTGGCCTCATACTGTTTCCAAGTGGGAGTGACTTGCTGCAAGCGCGTCCGGTGTGGTTCGGGGCAGACCTTCCAACCTATCCACGACAGGACTTTGAAAAGTTGCCAGCGCAGTTCATTCAGCATTCGATGCCTCCTTTGCGCGCAAGAGGGCGATCAGAAGTGCGATGGCGGGCATTGCGCCTTCACCTAGATAAGCTTCACCATTGACATGAATGAAGGCGAACGGAGCTTCTCCATCATCTTCAGTTTCG